GATTGTTGGTGTGGAAAGATTAGCACTTGTCAACTCTTTAAAATTGGTAGTTGGTGTTCCGCTTAAACCTTGGAAAGTTGCTGTAATAATTGTGCCGCTCGCATAAGGCGCACAACCAAAATGAAGTGAATTATGACCAGTCAAACCAACAGTGTTTGATACACCAGTTGATGCTGGAAAGATTTCTGTACCATCATCAAATATCTCAATAGTGTCATTACTGCCATCGTATTCAATACGCATTAAGCTGTTGGCTGCACCAGTACCAAGGTCTGTAACGGCGCTGGCATTTTTTACAATTTCGCCTGTGCCAAGATTATAGGCGTACATATAGTTGTTGCCGGTGGTTACATTGTGATTTCCGAGTTGGAAGATACCGACGTAGCCAAATGTACCAGCGCTTTTCTGAAACTCACAAACGTATTTACCACCATCATCAATCGCAAATGTTGATGTAGCCCACTGGTACGCATTACCACTTGCAGTGGCGACAAGATTGCCATCAGACAATGTTGCCCCTGCCCACAGTGGGTTAAAGGTTGATGCGTTCAGTGTCGGAGTATCAGATTTTTGATCCGCCGCTGCCAAGCCACTGCTGGTAAAGTCATTCCCGTTGCCGCTACTGTCGTCACCAAGTGCAGAACTGTCCTGCCCTTTTAGGTAGAAGCCATTAGTTCCAAACGTCAGGCTTGACGCATCCTTCGGTATCCAAACGCCATCGTCGTTAGTTTCGCCAAAGCTATCTGGTCCTAATTGTTGACCATCAATAAAATAATATTCTGCAATGTATCCGTCAAATGGACCATTAACACCTTCACCAATTAAATGTTCTACAGCGGAGTTAAGAAACCCATCAAAGTCTTGACTTGGATATGTCGACGTTCCAAAACTAGTTTCTTGAGTTCCATTTATATATACCTTGATACGATCAGCGGCGCTGCCGGCGGTGGTATCAAAAGCAACAACTAGATGAACCCAAGCAGAGGGATCATTAAAAACTCTTGAGGTGCGTAAATCAATTCTAGCACTTCCGCTAGAATAATCAAAAATATCTACACGACCACCCGCACCTATGGTAATGTTAGCCCATGTGCTTCCACCAGATTGATTATACTCTAGCATTGAACCTGCACTGCTTCCATTTTTTTGCCACACGGACAAAGTAAATTTTCTACGGTTTGTAGCTGTGCCAAATGTTTTGGTTAGTTTAGCGTCATCATTTTTGTTAAACCGGATAGACTGTTCAATTTCATATCCGCCGCTCGACGTAAAAAATTGTCCGGGTTCAGTAAACATTCAGATCACCCGAAGTTCAGTTGGGCTGCGCCAAGCAGGATACTGTTGTCCGCCTTCACCATGTACGGAACGATGTCGTAGTCGTTGTTTGCGCTTGAAAGTGTTATCCCTGCCGCCGCAGCCGTCTCATAGTCTCCATGCAATGACAAGGTTGCTGCACTGCCGGAACTTGGCTGAACGAATATAATAACCCCGCATTGCCCTATCTGACTTGCCTCGGTCGTCGGAGCCGCCAATGTGTTCGACCCTGCTGCCAAGGTAATTATGAAGTTTTGATAGGTGTCATAGTCCAGCACACCGGAGGTTGCTGACAACGCAGCGGTGTAGGTGCTTGGCAATTGCGCCTTGGTAAAAGTGTTTTGAACATCTTTTTTAACGGTATCAGCATCGTACTGTTGAAGGGTTACTCCAAGATCAGTCGAGTCATACTTACTGTTTACAGCGGTTTGAACAGCAGAAAACTCTGTGTTAAAATCTGCGCCGGAAACAATCTTAGCTGCGTTAGAATCGGCTAAAGCATCTTTACCAGACCAGCTAACTTGAATTGTATAATCGCTCATTTGTTACCTCTTATGTTTAACTGCGTGAAGAATATCTAGCTATTCCATATAATGATTTAGCACTACCATAAAGAGCTTGATCTCCGTCATCATAAGGCGCTCTTTCTTCTTGTCGTTGGTTTGAAAGCTTTATAAATAACTGTTGCCTAGACCACTTAGGAGTTTGAACTCTAGGCATAGGTTTAAATAATGGTCTTGTTCGTCCTCGTGGCATTAGGATACCCTAAGTCTTTCCCCTGCCCAACGAGCAAGATTTTTCTTTTTCTTTTCCTCTGTCATCTTTTTCTTTTTCTTTTTGACAAAGCTACCGGCTTTTCTGTCTTTAACAGGTTTCATAGTACAACACCATATTCCTTGTTACGTTCTCTGACTAATTCTAAAAGCTTGTCCCGTTCTTTATCCCACACTGCTTTTAACATTTCAGTATTTACTTTGGGATTATCGTCAATAACTCTGGTTACTTTTCCTGTAGGAGTCTTAAGTGCTTTTGTAACTTTCTTAACTTTTTTATCTGGAGGAGTAAACAAACCTCCTTTGTAATCTTTTAAAGCTACGGTGTTTGGAACGTCACCTTTTTCATTTGATTTGTTTCCCGGTGTTTTGCCGGTGGCTACCGAAGGAGTTTCAAAAGACTTTTCTTTAACCTGATCTAAATCTTCTTTATCGGAAAGCAGTGATAAAATATTTTCTATGTCTTCTGCCTCGTCTTCAAACTCTTCTGTATCTTTAAACTCTAATTCATTTTCTTCTAAAAAACTATACAACTCTTCTAGGCTTGCAGCAGGATTTGCCTGTTTAAATGTTTTTGTAAGCAGTTCTTTATATAGCTGTGCTATTTTATTTTTAATCTTTTCCAGTTCTAAGCTATAACTGGTGTCTGATAAAGCTGCTTCAATAGTAATCATATTGGCTTATCCTGTATAAAGGGAGGGAGTCCCTAGCCAAAAAGACCAGAGACTCCCCAGACCTACTTAGGTAGCAGGTACAACGAAAGCAATACCAGCATTGTCGCGAAGTTCCGCAACACCGTACAGCGTATCAGCCGTAAACAGGTCACCAAGGTACTCCTGCTTGTACTGAGTCTGCGAACGGACACCCATTTGCTCCGCAAGGCACAGAGCATCTTTGTGCATCATAACACCAACGCGCTGGGCATCGGAGTTGATGGACGGGCAGTTGGACGAAACATAAACGTCCATGCCGTAGATGCTGCCGATCTTGCCAGTTTTGATGGCGTCACCGTTACCAATGAACTGCTGTTCAGTGAAGCGGTTGATGCCGAGCATGTCGTTAGCAGCAATCGGAGGAATAACCATGCAACGGTTATCCGAAGGAACGTCAGCGTTATCCAACTTGAGGATCATGGCACGAATACCAGCATCCGTCAGGTCAGTAGCGTTCGTGGAGTTACCCGTATACAGGGTCGTTCCGTTTCCGCCAATAACAGCTTTTTCGTAAAGAGCCGCACCCGTGCCGCCTACTGTTCCACCCTGAAAAGCTTCAGAGAGAGTAAACAAGTCAGTATCGACCTGCGTAGCAAGAGCATAGCCAGCGTCGTCGGTGTAGAACCGGCGAAGCGATTGAAGCGCCTGAACTTCCGTAATGTCTTCGATCATTACAGAATATTCATAGTGCTTATTAATGCTAACCTGTACTTCAGTGTGGGTGTCACCCTGAAGAGTAACTGCCGTATTTGCAGCTTTAGCGTTAGCAGAACCACGAACCGGAGCCGGAATGTGGATCGTATCGCCTTTTTTACCGGCGTGGTTGATTTTGGTAACGAGGTTACCTAGAACGAGATTTGCCTTATAACCGGCAATAACTTCGTCGGACCACAGTTCGGGGATAAACTTAGCCGCCGTTGTGGTAGTTTGATGATTAGAACCCAAAGCCATAATTTAATTCCTTTCTTTATGAGGGTTACTTAACACGACCCTCCGCATAAGCAGCTAGGATTTCATCCTGTAACGACTCATAACGAGTAGGGTCAGTAGTCTTAAGTCTGATTAGATCAGCTCTACGGTAGATTTTTTTACCGGATGTAGATTCAGAAGAAGTACGAGAAACACTTTTTCCTGCCTTCATAGCTTGTTCGCGGTTAGCTGCTTTTTCTGCTTCAACTTCACTTGTGTTATTTATCAGTGATCGCTCTTTCCAATTATTCATCAGTTCCATAGCGGCTGGTAAATTATAATTGTGTGCCGAAACAAAAAGCTGCTTTCTTACGGGGCTATCCTGAACCCACTCCTGAAATTTTGAATCTGAAACAATATCCATAAAATCAGGGTGTGCCTCTTTAAGTTTAGCAGTAGTCGTCTCAATCTGTTGTACTTGACGCTGCTGCTCAAACTCACGGAACTTAGGATGGTTTTCAATAACTTTACTGACTGCTTGTTCAGGGTTATCAAAAAAATCGACCTCCTCTTCAGGCTCGACTGTTCCGTTTTCTGGTGTGGTAATCTGTTGTTGAAGAATTCCATCTGTTAGTTTTCTGAGTTCGCCTATTTCTTGTCCCTTCCGTCCAAGTTCTTTTTCAAGGTTTTCATATGAAGACATAATGTCTTCCATCGATTTACCCTTGAACTTTTCAGGCAGTTCCATCTCTTGCTCTTCTTGAGGTTGTTCCACTTCGGGAGCCTCTTCGATGTTCGCATACTCTTCTGCTTCCTCAGGCGTTTCGGTTTTTTCTTCTACAACGATGCTATCCATATTACCAATCCTCCGTCTATAAAGATTATGGAGTTAAAAAATGCTGGGATTAGATATCTAACTCTAATTGATCCAACGCTAGTTTGGTGGTTTCCTCTAAATTAATTATCATATTTAGCATATCCACCTGACCCCTTCGTAAGAAGAGGGTCTTCTCGTCAGGTATGTTTTGAATATTTTCCAAAGATTTTGCCATTTCTTCTAATTCTTTTGTAAAAGAAACCCAAGCGTCCTTGGTAAATAGTTCTAAACGTCCCTCAAGAATTTCTCTATCAGTCACTGTTTGTTAGCTTTTGCAATGTTAAGGAGAGTTTCTGATTGAAGGTGTTGTACTTCAGGACCATTACGCATTGTCTCGGACCTTACATTTTCAGACTCTACTTTAATTTTTTCAATACGCGCCATCTTTTCTGCTAAATCTGTTTGAAGTTTAAGCATATCAATCTCAGGTATTTTAGATTGAGCTTCAGACTGTAACTTAACAGCATGTGCAGTATCTTTCATTGCACCAGCTTTCATCTCTTCAATTTCCATTTGTAGCTTCATCAGTTCAAGCTGTTGAGCCATTTGCTGTACTTGTGCCATCTGAGGGTCAGGCTGCATTGTTTGAGCAATAGCTTGTTTCATTGCATCCCTGTTGGGTACAGAACTGTTTTCAAAGATGGACATGAGAAGCATAGCATGAGGAGGAGTTCCCGGCTGAGTCATGGACATAAGCTGAATAAGCTGCATTACCTCCAACTCTTTAGCCATAATACCCATGCTTGAGTATGCTTTAAACTTGTAGTCTCCTGCCGGATACCGTTCCGGTGCAAACTGAATGTAGCGTAATGCAGACTTGTGAATTAAAGGAATAAGGAAGTTTTCCTGAAAGTTCATAATGGTACGCTTCTGACGTTTAATTGATGCTGCCTGTAACATAGACATACCAGAAGCAGTGGAATTACGGGGGTTGGAGAAATTACTATTAGCTCCATCCATTGCTCCCGTACCCATTTGAACCATGCGCTCTAGTTCAGCACTTTCAGTAAATGTAGAATTTGCTACATTTCCAAAGTTTAAGGGGAACAAGGTTGAACGGGGATCGCCATTTGTAAGAATTGTCTTACCGGCTTTAACCTCGAACTTGACTCCCCTAGGGAGACGAGTAGCATCCACACCCATCATGGGGTGCGTTGTAAGGGCCAGAGCGTCAATCCTTGCTCTTAGTTCTGCATCAAGAGCTTTTTGAGGATTGTAACCTTTCTCTGCCACGCCTCGTCCCCAGAACTTATTAGGAACCCTATCTAGCTGAAAAGATACAAACGGACGATCTTTCATTAAGTACGGGTTTTCAGCCGCCTTAAGAACCACAGAATCATTTGCAATAACAACAACCGCTTCTACTAACTCATCGTCTTCATAATCAAATTCTTCTAACAAGCCATCAGTCTTACTGTTAAGATATTTTTTAGGAACCCTTCCCCAGTATTCTACAAGCTTAACTTTATCCATGTCGGAAGAATCACCATCCGACTCTTCGTCATAACCAAAGTCAACGTGGTCATAACTTCCAAGAGGTTTATCTTCATAAACTCCTTCTTCCATGCCTTCAATTATTTCATACTTAGGCTTGGTAACAATCTGTGCTACACCAAGAGCATCATTAATAGAAGTTACACAGGGATCAATAACAAATTCTTTAGGGGTAAGTGAGTCAACTTTTACAGAAGTAATTACTTTTTCCTCAACACTAACATCTGTAGTAAGAGTGTTAGGAACAGCCATTTCTACTGGTATACGATCTATCTCATCGATAACATTTATTTTTGCAATGCCCGTACCGTAAATAGCAGCATTTAGAAGACACTCAACAACTGAGTCTTTTACTTTACACCTGTTTAAGTCTTCCTGTAAAAGAACTTTAACTACCGTAGCGTCGATAGAATTTTGGTCAAGAACATCATCACGTAGATCAAACCACATTTCTTGTCCAAAAATAGCTTCTTCTAGTTCTGCTACAGTTGATTCAATAGCTTGCTGAGTAGCAGGGGAGATTAATTTAGAGTTTTCAGACTCACGGGTTTTATCTTCATACGACCAAATACCCCGCCAAATGCGATAATACTCGTCCCAGTTTTCCATGTAGTTGGTATTACGGTGGGTTTCCCATTCTTCCACCTTATCCATAACCCACGAAACTAGGGATGCTTTGGGGTCTTTATATGATATTTCGTCCATAAATTAATATCCTGATACAGTATCCAAAGGTTCCCACTCGTCTACTTCTATCTGCTGTGCAAAGTCTGCTACAGAAACTTGGTCTATATATGCTAAAGAGTCCAACAAGTCATCGTGAGAAAGTGGGCTTGGGAAGTCTAGCATCTGTGTAATAAAGTGATGGTTCCAATCTGCTTTTCTAAACTTGATCTTACCGTGTTCAAACCTACCTTGCAAAGACCAAACTATTCTATCTTGTTTTCTTTTGCCACCGTGAGTAACATCTGTAAGATTAACCCACGTACCTCTTGTTCTCATCTCGTCTTCTATGTAAGGCATGATAGCGTTCTTAAGTGCGCCAGCTTCAATCCCTACTGTTGTGGCATTTACATCTTCGGCTATTGTAATAATCTTTTCTGCCGTCTCTTTAATGTTCCAACGACCATGGTGTATGTCTTTTACTAACCACTCGTCACCGACTACTTTAACTACTGATATGGCTGTTTCATCCAGTTTAGAAGACTTTAATCCTCTGGACTTACTGCTCTTTTCAAAACCTGCCGGATCGACCGATACCACATACGAACCCGTTTTAGAAGCCGTATCTTCATCAAACTCTTCATCATCTTCATACTTAACCCACTCTTCTTGAAAAATGCCTCCCGAAAAGCTTTCAAACGTAGCCTCAAACTCTTGACGGAAAGCTTGTGTTGACATTGATTTCTTTGCGGCCTCGATCTCGTCGGGGTCCAAAAAAGGATTATCTGTTGAAACAAACTGATACGACTCCCAATCTTTTTCGTTTTCTGATAACTGGGCTTCTACCCAAAGCTTATGAAAATGGTTCTTACCTGCCGGTGTGCCTATAAACAAAGCACCACCCTTAACGTCTGCCAGTGTGGGCCTAAGTATCATTTCCCACACTTCTGGTTTCATTGAGGCATATTCGTCCATTACGACATATGCTAGTCCTACGCCTCGTAGTGTATCTGGTCTGTCTGATCCCTTTAGATAAATTTTACGGTCATTGACCAGTGTAATTGTAGCAGTGTTTTCATGTGTGCTTTTGATTACATCTTGGCCTACGTCCTTAAGGATTGACCAGAGAATATCTTTAGCTTGTTGAAATGTAGGGGCTACATAGAAGACATCCTTGTCCTCACTTTGGAGTGCTTTAATAATTAGCACCCATGCAGCTAAATAACTTTTACCAAACCTTCTACCACAACTTGCTACTTTAAATCGTTTGTCAGACTTGAAGATTTGCATCTGAGCATCGTGAAGAGTAACCTTAAGATCGGGCATTATTCCATGTCCACAGTAGGTTCACCCCATTTAACTTCTTCAAACTCTGCTTCAAACACTTCCTGTTCTTTTGCTTCTTTGGCTTCTACAGCTTTTACACCTTCGATTATAATATTAACACCCAAGTCCTGATGTTCGTGTGTAATCTCTACTGCCTTTGAAGTAGGAATAATTCTGTCCATACACATCTTCAGACAATGCCTGTCGCCTTCCAATGCCATCTCAATTACTTTGTTTACAATCTCTGGTCCTTTGGAGGACATAAGTTCTCTTGAGATTTTTGTGTATTTGTTTAGGGAACCTTTGGGACGACCCTCTGGATTAAGAGCTTTCATTCCCTTATGGAAGTTTGGATTGCCTCTTTTTTTCTTTGGTGCTTCTTCTGTATCTGACATCTATTACTCCTGACTTTGCCCTACAATGTAGGAAGACAGTTACCATTTCTTACAACTCCAATATCTTGCGCTTAGTTTATCTGGAGGGCTTGTGTCGCACTTGTGCCTCGCACGGAAGCTTTTACGACGAGAAGGTTGATCTTTTTTAATTGTCATGTTTGGATCACCAAACCTAACCAACTTAACTTTATCCCCCTTCTTAGCAAGAACTGCAAACTTCTTTGACTTGCCGGGAGTTCTCTTTGGTTTGTTGTATCCAGAAAACTTCTCGCCCCGATAGTTTATCATTTCTTTTTCTTAGGTTTCTTTTTCTTAGGAGTTTTCTTTTTTCCGTAGCTGTAGTTCATATTTTATCTCCCTACCTTTTTCATGGCTTTTTTGTGTGCTTGAGTAAACGTGTCTCCACTTTTCATATACTTACGCATTTCCGCCATGTGTTTGGCAGTGTGGTGTTTCCTATGTCGTGCAAGCGTATCGCGTTGACGCATAGTAAGTTTTTTGGAAGATGTCATGGCAGAACCTTTTAAAGACCGTCCCAAACCTAAAGGGGTTTGGATAACTTAAGTATTCTAAGGAATATACTAAGTTATTAATTTTAATAAACTACTTAATGAACAACCTAATATATCTATATTATAACATATTTAGCTTCTCTTGTCAATAGGATTCCTTAGGAGTTCTTATGAATACCCCGCCTCACCTGAGAAGTCAACCCCTTAATTCTACTTTAGTTAAATTAGTTATCTAATTCATGGACCTCCAAATTGCTTCCCATGTGGTCATGAGGGTATATATAACATGGCGCGTCGTCAATGGGTCCCCCCGGCCTACCTATGACCACCACAGAAACCCCATGACTACCTGAGAACCACATCGCCACCTCATGACTACCTGAGAACCACCTGAGAAAACGTCAGAAGAAAGAATGCCTGAGTGTAGATATATGGGACATCCCATGAAATCCTCAAGACCACATCAGAACCACATCAGAACCACACCATGACCAGATACCTTATATATACATAGAGAAACTGTTGCATAATTGTCACACTTTAGGGGATATTCAGAAAAAAAATGGGATATCCCAGAATTTTCTCTGGACATCCTCAGAACCTGTCCCTATGTTCAGAACATCAACAACGGCTAACCCATAGGAGGATACAGCCATGACTACCATCGAAACCGTAGAAGTAACCGCTGAAACCATCAACAAGGAACTGGTCAAGGCAGTCAAAACAGATGCGAAGGTTGCACGAAAGCTGGTGCTGGAAGTTCACCCATTCGCTGCTGAGATACTGAAGAAGGAGACGGACGGCGCATGGCCTACGAAGTCTCTCACTGTCAAGATGATCGATGCCTCTCAGGTACTACAGGACATGTTCGTAGGTCTCTCTCAATCTGACCGTTCGAACCACGTTCGAGACATCAAGTTCGTATCCGAGAACTTCGATGAGGTAGTATCTGAAGGCGAGACGAACGGGTGGCGGAAGATCGATGCCATGCGGAAGGCTATCCAGAAGGCTCAGAAGGCTGCGGAGGAACCTACCGAAGAACCTTCTGAAGAAGCTCCTGAAGACACGACGCCTAACGGCCAGCGAGACGACTATGCCAGTTCTATCTTCGCCTTGCTGCTACAGGCGGAACAGGCTGGACATGACCCCGCTGAAGTCATTCAGGACGTTGTGAACCTCTTCAAAAACAAGTGAGGAGCGACCTCTCGGAGCCTCTTGACATACGTTGGGAGGCTCTATAGAGTTCACTTATCAACATGAAAGGAAACTGAACGATGTTCGTAACTGATGAGCAAATACAAACTATAGCGGATGATATGCAAAGCGAATTCGAGATCGGAAGCTTGCATTCCATGTCTACCATAAAGCAGATAGTGCCATTCGCGGCTGATTCACTAGCGGATGCGGGTTTTCCTACTCGTTCAAGCCTATGCGTGGTAGTAGCGAAGGTGGCTCTGATGCGCTGGAACGAGACCACCCTTGACACCAAAAGAAAATTGGGGAAATGAAATGACCGATCAAGAATATATCGAAATGTACAACGAGTTCTGTATCGAGGGAAATTCCCAGCCAACAGTAGATGGATTCGCAGAGTTTGTGGCTTGGCGAAAGCGTGTCGAGAAGTTCTTCCAAGAAAAAACTGAGAAAGGAAACTGAACTATGACTAAGACAATCAAAATCGCTGGAGTAATATCTGCGTTCTTATCAGTAACGTGTGGCCTAATATCCATGATGGTAATTGGTCCAGAGAATTTCGGATTCATTCCACAAATAGGGTTGCTTTCCGGTAGCGTGTTAGGTATGGTGGCATTCGCTGCATGGATGACAGAAGACATGATGTAAAATCTGGGATGTCCCGGAAAATTGAAAGGAAACTAAACTATGAATATGTCAATCAAACAACTCGGCTCGAACATGACTGAACTTCAAAACACTAAGGCCAACGTCTCGGTATTGTTCAGCTATGAAACCCCGGTAGCTGGATGGGACTGCAAGGGACCATTCAGAACAACGGAATACTTCAGTCGCACCACGTCAAAGCATATCAATAAATACCTGAAGCTATATGGTGGTGAAGATCACTGTAGACAACTTGACCAGTCTATGATAGAAAATATCTTGAAATCTGGGATGTCCCAGAAAATTAGGAGCACGCTATGAAGAAAGTTATTCACATAAACCAGCACATTATTAAAAGCAACGCCAAGACAGGCGAACGTGAGCCAGTGATAACCGTGAAGACATACAAAGATAATAACTATGCTCACGAAGTTTATGTTGACGGACCATGTAAAATAGTATATAGTCCCGATAAGCCACTGAGTTGTGGTGCTAAAGTATGGATCGAAACCGAAGCAGAGGTAAAGACATGACTGTTAGAGTATGGACCAAGGAACAAACACAGGAAACAATCAAGGCACTCCGAAAGGCGGGGTACACCATCCCGGCCAAGGGGAACACTGGAATGTATGAGACAGAAGAGGAATACGAACCGGGTAAGAAAGTTTTTGTTGCAATGATAGGAACAAGAGGGTATCTTGTGAATTACTGGGATGGATTATTTCAAGAGGAGGATGACGAATGACTTATAAATATGAAGTGACTGTCTTCAGAATGGTAAAACAGGCGGTTTCAGTTACGATAGAAACTAAACGAGAAATGGAGGACCAGACAGATATGTGCTTTCTTCATGAGAAGGCTGAAGATATAGCAGGTGGTTCATTGGGAGATAAATGGGTTAACGGGGAAGTATACGAGATATATTCTTCAAGACCTAAGAAAATTACGGAGGCATGAGATGAACTACGAAACTCAGGAAATCATAACGAAACTACGGAAAGCAGGAGAAAAGATTGCAATGAAACATGCACACGGTAGCCCATACGATAGAGGATCAGCGGATAAATACTACGGTCATAAATACAGCCCACATTATTGGCCTAACGGCACAGGTAAAGGCCACAGAGTACCCAGAGAAATGATGACAGCCGACCAGATAGCGGAGTACCTTCGCGGTTGGCGTGAGGAAGACGAAAAAAAGGATTGGGGATAATGTTTAAAGTAATCAAGCAAGTATTAAATGACGATTTGTCTGTTTTACTTATACAGGTACTTATATTTATTTTATTCGTGAGGTTGCTATGAAAGAGAAACATCTGATCGCGTTCATGCAAACTGCCTATGCGTTTGCTGATTGCAGCACTGCACGTCGGTTGAAGGTTGGTTGTGTGATTGTGAAAGACAATAGAATTATATCCATAGGGTACAACGGAACTCCTGTAGGATGGGACAACAATTGTGAGTCGGAGCTATATACCACTGATGCTGATGACCAACCTAAGTTAATAACAAGGCCACAGGTTCTACACGCAGAGTCCAACGCAATAGCCAAGCTTGCTAGGTGTACCGAGAGCGGAGAAGGAGCAACATTGGTATGCACTCATGCGCCCTGTATAGACTGTTCAAAATTAATATTGCAAACAGGCATAGCATGTGTTATATATTCTGAAGAATACAGAAGTATTGAAGGGTTAAACTTTCTCAACGAAGGCGGTGTTCAAATAATTCAATGTAAAGTGGAGTTTGATAAATGAAGGAGATTGTATAATGGCTAAGAAATACAACTGGACTTACGACGAAAAAATTACAGCCGAGGAGTTTCTATTGCGACTTGTGCCGCTGGTAAACGCTCCTGTTCGAACACTGTGGGAGTGTGACGGGGATATGTTTATGTCTGACTATGCCAAGTTGTGTGACGCAGCGGCACGTCTGAGGGTATTTGAGGATCAAGTAAAGACTAAAGAAGAGGCCAAGTAAATGAGATGTAAAATATGTGATGTTAAACTATCGGACGGGGAGTTACTCCGTAAAGATGTGGACGGTAAGCATCTGGACACTTGCAACAAGTGCATCGGTTCCATCTACGAAACCACAGAGGAGTATGATTTTATACGTGATGTAAATTATGCCCTTGACAGGGAGGACGAAGAACTGTAGTATACTTAAGAACCCTAAGGATGTATATATATTAATCATTAATGTTATACTCCTTAGGATACCTAAGAAATCTGGGATGTCCCATAAATTAGAAAGGATTGGTTATGTCTGTCAAAGATAGTCGTCGCAAGGCACCTAGGAAGAGGAACCCTGTGGCCCGTGAGTTGCACAGGTTCAACAAGCGGAAGGTGTTCCGTAGCCAGAAGAGTGAGTTGGCTACCAAAGATGTCGATAGGGAGCTTAAGGATTACATAAGGGGTGACTATGATGGATAAAGTATGGGTGGTCTTCGCTTATGACGGCTACGATAGTTCTAAAATTCAAAAAGTTTTTACATCAGTGCAGATGGCACTTGAGTATCGGGATCACATAACAAAATTAGGAGATGAAAGGTGGAACGGTTTCTATATAAAAGAGTTTCCCATTGAAAAAGGCAGTTGACAATGGATAGTTTTTTAAGTAGTATAGTAGGTGTAGTATGAACGCTATGTATGACACAATGGAAGAAGGAGTTTGAATATGATTACCGAAGGAACAGTTGCTTTCTCAAACCTTGAGGACACTGAACGCTACAACGGACAGGACACTGGGAAGTATTCCATCGTCCTCACGTTGGAGCCTGACGAAGCGGCCAAGCTAGCAGAGGAGGGTGTTAAACTCCGCGAGTACAAGAACCAGCCCCAGCGTAAGTTTGTTACCAAGTTCTCTGGTTTCCCTGTGCTTGACTCGGAGGGCGAACAGATCGCCAAGTATATCCCCTACGGGTCTAGGGTTCGTGTAATGTGGGAACCGGGCAAGCCCCATCCACAACACGGAGTCTCTCCCTACTTCAAGAAGATCAAAGTTCTTGAGATGGCAGAGGGTATGGCCGGGGCTGACGACGAGGATTTCTAATGTTGGAATCCACCTTTATTGGTAAGGCTCCATGTCCAGCATGTAGAGAGAACGGTGAGGATAACTCAGGTGACAACCTCGCAGTCTACGATGACGGACACGGGTTCTGCTTCAAGTGTGGTCATGTGGTGTCGGGGGGATCAATCGATCCCTCCACACTTCCCACAGAAAATCTGGGATCATCCCATAAAACGAGAGGATTAGAAATGATTGGTGTATCAGGACCAATTACTGACAGGAAGATATCTCAGAGGATAGCCGAAGATTACGGCGTCACTCTGGAGTATGACAACGAAAGTGGACAGGTACTTAAGCACCACTACCCTTACTACACACAAGACGGTGGTGAAGTGGTGGGAACTAAGGTTCGGAACTGCCCAAGCAAAGACTTCTACACAACAGGAACTTTTCAAGGCACGGGATTGTTCGGTCAGAACATATGGAACAAGGGAGGTAAGTTCGTCACCGTAACGGAAGGCGAGGTAGATGCTCTCGCTGTGGCCGAAATGTTTGACGGAAAGTACCCTGTCGTTAGTCTCAAACGTGGAGCAGCAGCCGCAGCCAAGGACGTTAAAGAAAGCCTAGAGTGGTTGGAGTCTTTTGAAAAGGTAGTAATCTGTTTCGACAACGACGCGGCAGGAAAGCAAGCCTCGAAAGAGGTGATGTCGATCTTCTCACCGGGGAAAGCCAAGGTGGTATCCCTTCCACTTAAGGATGCCGGGGAGATGCTACAACGTGGTAAGGTTCAACAGTTTGTGAAGTCGTGGTGGGGAGCGGAGGATTATAAACCCGCTGGAGTTGTCTCCCTATCAGATGAGAGTTGTTGGGATGCGTTCGTGAACCGTGGTAAAGCGGAGATTATCCCCTTCCCTTCCTCGTTTGGTACGCTAAACAAGATGATGAACGGTGGCATGGCGGCAGGGGAGGTGACTGTAGTAGGTGCCTTAACATCTGTAGGTAAGACCACGTTCGTGACTAACCTTCTGTACGGTATGTATACAGAAACTAAACGTAAGATCGGTGCCGTATTCCTTGAGTCGAACAGAGGTGAGACTACGGAAAATGTAGTCAGCGTAATCGGTGGAGTGAACATCGGACTTATAGAGGAAAAGGATAGAGACTACAGTCAGTACCGTGTGTTCTACGACGAGGTGAAGGAGGCAGACAGGATACATATTGATGACCACATGGGGTCTTCTGATATTGATGATCTGTTCTCTCGTATGCGGTATCTAATTAAAGGTATGGACTGTGAGGTTATAATCCTTGACCCACTACAAGCAGCGGTTTCATCTAACGAAAATGGAATGATCGATAGCTTCATGGACAGGTGTTTAAAACTTTCCAAAGAAACTAATGCGTCAATCATAATCGTATCCCATCTCCGCAAGCCTAGTGTGAAAGACCCTCACGATGTCAACGAATATGACATGAAGGGGTCAGGGTCCATCAATCAGATAGCATTTAACACGCTGCTTCTGAGCCGCGACAAGATGTCTGATGATGACTACACCCGTAACTGTACTAAGGTGCAGCTTGTGAAGTGCCGTCGCACAGGACGGACAGGACATGCTGGCTGGCTGTACTATGAAGAGGACACGGGAAGGATGGTTGCCGGTGCTGCTCCTGAAGTACACGAGGTTGCAGATGAGGAGTTCTGAACTTGGTAGACTTAATCGCTCTTTGTATATCAAGATGAGGACAAACTACGCCTGTGAGGTATGCGGTCAAACGTATCCAGAGGAGGTCTTGGAGTTCCACCACCGTGATCCGTCGAAGAAAGAGTTCGGTTTGAAGTCCTCTAAGTGGAGATCACACAGGTTGAACAAAGAAGTGTTTCAAGAGGCAGCAAAGTGTGCTATACTATGTAGCAACTGCCACAGGTTAGAACACGTAGCTTTGAAAAATGGTGAGACTTTAATCAATGACAAAGAAGCTTATACTAGATATCGAAACTACCGCTTTGCCCGTAAGCAAGGTCTGGATGGTAGGTACGATGCAGTTGAATACACAGAGCAAGAAGAATTTTTTGAAACCCTATGTAGAAACTGCTTTAATACAGAAGGAGATCAATGATGCTGACATTGTTATCGGTCATAATATCATTAATTTTGATAAACCCGTTTTAGAAGAACACCTTGGAATTTCTTTTGACAATGTTAAGATTATAGACACTCTGGTTCTCTCGCGTTTGTTCAACCCACAGCTAGACGGTGGACATTCTTTGAGAGCATGGGGTGAGCGCCTACACTTTGAGAAGGGCGACCACGATGATTGGACTAAGCTATCCGATGAGATGATTAAATACTGTGAGCGTGACGTAGAGGTAACTACTAAGCTATACACCACCCTCTGCGAAAGGCTTACTCAGTTTCCCGGCGAGTCTATCGAACTGGAGCATAAGGTTCAGGAGATAGTGTCTCAACAGGAACGCAAGGGGTGGGTGCTTGACCTTGAGAAAGCTTTCGATATCCAAGCACGTTTGAAACAGAGAAGTATGGAGGTTGAAGATGAAGTACATAAAAGGTTCACGCCGCTACCGATATTTGTTAAGGAAGTCAATCCAAAAATTAAGAAAGACGGCACCCTCAGTTCTGTTGGGCTTCGCTTTCTTGGGGATGATTTCAATACCGTTGACGGCCCATTTTCGCGGGTAGATTGGCCTCAGTTTAATCTAGGTTCACGTCAACAGATTGGTAGGCACTTGAAGTTCTACGGTTGGAAGCCCTCCTCTTTTACGGAGAAAGGACATGCCATTGTTGACGAGAGTATTCTATCTGAGGTGGACATACCCGAAGCCAAACTAATCGCTGAGTATCTACTGCTACAGAAGAGATCAGCACAAGTTCAGTCTTGGATAGAAGCGGTAGAGGAAGACGGCAGAGTGCATGGTAGGGTCAATACGATTGGTGCAGTCACGGGACGGATGACGCACAGTAACCCTAACATGGCACAGGTTCCTGCCTCTTACTCTCCGTACGGTACTGACTGCCGCAGGTGTTGGACAGTGCCGAAAGGTTTCAAATTGGTAGGTGTAGATGCCGCTGGTCTGGAGCTAAGAATGTTAGCACACTACATGGACGATGAGGAGTATACACATGAAGTCACGAACGGAGACGTACATACAGCAAACCAGAAAGCTGCTGGCCTTTCAACAAGAGACAACGCTAAAACTTTTATCTATGCTTTCCTCTACGGCGCAGGAGATGCCAAGATCGGAAGCATTATCGGCGGTTCTCGTAGAGACGGAGCAGAACTTAAAGAAAAGTTTCTCACTAACACACCATCTCTTCGAACTCTACGGGAACGAGTCATACGGGCGACCAAAAGGGGACACCTCAGAGGGTTAGACGGTAGACGCCTGATAATCCGAAGTGAACACGCAGCCTTGAATACACTTTTACAGTCAGCCGGTGCGGTTGTTATGAAGAAAGCGTTGACAATACTAAATGAGTATGCTAATATACATGGTATAGAGTACAACTTTGTTGGTAATATCCATGATGAGTTTCAGGTAGAGGTTAGGGATACTCAAGCAGAAAAGTTTGGATGGTTGGCAGTAGAGTGTATCAAGGCGGCTGGAGATGGTTTAGAACTGAGATGCCCACTGGACGGTGAATACAAAGTCGGAGACAACTGGGCAGCTACCCACTAATCTGGGATGTCCCATAAAATAGGAGATACTCATGTCAACTAGAGAGCTTAGACGATCACAGTTTGATACCCTAGGGTTGAGTTACATAGAAAATAAAAACAACTTTATAGTAGAAGACAGTGTTCGAATTGCTCCTGTAAAAAACAGGTGGTGTTTCCTCAAAAGAGAACATGAGTGGTTTGGATTTGATGACCTCAAAGATTTGTTAAACGTAATAAAGACAGGAGATTGAAATGGATACCATCGACACCCTCGTAGAAGAAACAAAAGAACTCAATGAACTAAAAGAAATCTGGAAAGCCATTCGAGAAATAAGACAGCATCTACAGGAAGATGATTTTAAGGTTATCATTCCGTCTGGTATTGACGAGGGAGGTTATAAATTATCATGAGTAAAACTTTATCAACACTAGTCGATGACATTTATCAGCTTATGAAAGATCGTAACTCTGACAAGGGTGTTGATATTGAGGCTGAGATCGACAAGTTCGGAGAGGCTATGAAGGACATCATGCGTAAGGAGTTTCTACCATCTACCAAAGGCAGAGACGGTCGTAAGCTTCGCCTCTCATCTGTAGGAAAGAACGACCTAGTTCAATGGTTCTCCTACAATGGCTACCGTGGTGAGCGTATCAAGCCTTACACCCTTATCAAGTTCATGTATGGACACATGATTGAAGAGATGCTGCTTCTGTTCACCCGTCTGGCTGGACATGAGGTGACCGATGAGCAGAAGGCTGTCTCTGTCGGGGGTGTGGTGGGCCATATGGACTGTAAGATCAATGGCATTGTAACTGACGTTAAGTCCACCACCAAGTATGGACTGATGAAGTTCAAGGATCGAACACTAGCATCCAAGGATGACTTCGGTTATGTTGACCAGATCAAAGCATACGCTCACGCAGAGGGTCAACGTAAGTGGGCATGGCTGGCAATGGATCGTGATAGCGGGAAGCTCGCTGTTCTTGAGTATGACCTTGATAATAAAGCTGATCCAATGCACGAATATTTTTCAGATAACATAGAGGAAAGGATAGAACACGTAAAAAAGTCCGTAAAGCAGGAAGACCGACCCTCAAGATGTTACTCTCCACAGGAGGATGGGAAATCAGGAAACTTAAAACTCTGTACTACCTGCTCTTACTGCCAATACAAGAGAATTTGTTATCCAGAAGTCCGCGCCTTTCATACTGGCTCTGGTCCCAAGTTCTTAACTACCGTCGTAAACGTACCAAAAAATCGAAAAGGTAATCCCTACCCTGAGATCAACTTAGACCAACAGGAGAACAACTATGATTGAATTTAAAGTAGTAAACACACCACGACACGACCGATTCGAGGAGCAGATTGCTGAACTGCTCAACGAAGGTTGGACACTACAGGGTAGTCCCTTTGTAGCTCAGACAGGTGGTATGACCCAAGCGTTAACCCGCGAAGTTAAAACTAATAAGTCTAAGAAAAGTGCCTCCGAAGTATCGTAATAAATTCGAGGAGACGGCAGGGCTTCTTCTAAAAGACCACTGTAAGTACGAGCCTGAGAAAGTCCCCTACGTTGTTCACCGGAATTACATACCTGATTTTGTAGGAAGAAGCAAGAACAGGATTGATATTCTGGTGGAAGCTAAAGGTTTCTTTAGAGTAGGGGACACTCAGAAGTACAAAGCCATCAGAGACAGTCTTCCTAAGAAGAAGCAGCTAGTCTTCCTTCTGTATAACCCAAGTAAGAAACTTAGAAAGGGTAGCAAGATGACGATGGCTGAGTGGTGTGAGAAGGAGAAGTTCAAGTGGTACACTTTGGAGGATGTTACAGATGCCTTTACCAATTGAAGAGTTTATTGAAAGACTTTCACAGGTAAGCGACCCTCCTCTGTTGTGTGAGCTTCTTGGATTAAACAGTGAAGATATACTAGAGAGATTTTCTGATGTACTAGAGGATAGGATTGAGGTACTAAGGGAGATTTATGATATTGACTTTGAGGAAACAATGTTGTATAATAGGGAGTACGATGAATGAACGTAGACCTGATAGAAAACATGGGTTCTGATATCAGTGTTGTAAATGCTGCCAGAGTTTCCTTTGATAAAACTTCGGAGTGGAACTACTGGAACGATGATGGCAAGGTCAGAAAGTATTTGAAACCTAAAGATGTTAATCTCTTAAACTATCTTTCAAAGCACAAACACTGGTCCCCCTTCAGCCACCCTCAGATACAGTTCAGAATAAAAGCCCCTTTGTTTGTAGCCAGACAGCTAGGCAAACACCAAGTAGGTTTGTCTTGGAATGAGATATCTCGTAGGTATGTGGACACACAACCGGAGTTCTTTTTTCCTGAAGTTTGGAGAGGGTATCCTGAAAACAAGAAACAGGGATCATCCAACAAGGTTATAGATATCAACCCCCATAACCAGATGAATGACCCCTATCAACTCTCTCTTCACAAAGCTCTGTGGACTTATGAACACTTGTTAGAGAAGGGTGTATCCCCTGAACAAGCAAGGATGGTCCTTCCTCAATCTGCTTATACAGAATGGTACTGGACCGGCTCTCTCTACGCCTTCTCTCGTGTCTGCAACTTAAGATTGGCAGAGGACAGTCAAGAGGAGACAAGAGAAATAGCTACGGGTATTGACAAACACTGTAAGAAGTTATATCCTTATAGTTGGAAAGCATTGAAGGGAGAGATCGATGAAGAGAGATGAGATACTGGAACAGGCTAAAGAACTTATCAATGGAGATCGTAAGAAGGACTACGGTGACGCTTGGCTTAATCATAAACGTATTGCTGATTACTGGTCTAACTACACAGACAACAAGATTTTATTTACACCAACAGATGTAGCTGTTATGATGATGATGGTTAAAGTAGCCAGACTACAGAACTCATACACTGAAGATAGTTTTGTAGATATCTGTGGGTACAGTGCTTTAGCGGGAGAGATGTCTAAGGTAGTAATAGATGGAGATAAATAATGGAAGAGTATATAGAACACGCCTACTTTAAAGCTCTAGTAAACGATGGGTTAGACCCAGATGTTCTCATGTTTATAGAAGAGATGGCCGCTCTAAACTACAGAACTCCTACTTACTTTATTATGCAAGCACTTGAAGACTTCAAAGCACACTTGGATCAAGATGAAGGATTTTCAGAAATCTCCTTTACTTCACACCACTGAAATTAAAATATGTTTAGGCATATGTAAACTAGAAGGGGATGTCTGCATAGGTTGTGACAGAACCATAGAAGAAATCAAACGGAAAGGAGAAAGCCAGATATGTACGGAAGAAACTCAGTAGGACCACTGGTCAAACCATGCGACGATCTTCATGCAATGAAGTACCGTCTTCAGAATGAGAGCTTTGAAGAAGCCATTAACAGACAAGCAGGAGTAATGTCGGATGATGAAGAACATCGTAGAGCGTATAAAGAAATCACTATGGACATGCGGTTCCTCGCTGCTGGAAGGGTCCAATCTGCTATGGGAAGTCCGAGGGATGTTACAGCGCTTAACTGTTTCGTCAGTGGAACAATTGAAGACTCTATGGACTCTATCATGCAAAGAGCTTCTGAAGCGGCTGAAACTATGCGGCGCGGAGGTGGGATTGGCTACGACTTCTCTCTTATTCGCCCTCGTGGTTCTCGCATTGTATCTCTTGATAGTTCTGCCAGCGGTCCTGTATCATTTATGCACATCTTTGATTCGGTTTGTCGGACGATAGTATCTGCCGGTCATCGTCGTGGTGCTATGATGGGTATGCTTCGTGTCGATCATCCCGACATCGAAGAGTTTATTCGTGCTAAGAAGAACGATAAAGACCTTACTAACTTCAACGTCAGTGTTGCAGTCACCGATGAGTTTATGAAAGCTGTTGAGAAGGACGATAGTTTTGATCTACAATACAAAGGGGAGAAGCACCGTACTATTAACGCTCGAATGTTGTGGGATGAAATTATGCGAAACAACTGGGATTGGGCAGAGCCGGGAGTTATCTTCATTGATCGTGTCAACGAGGATAATCCTCTGAACTACTGTGAGACTATCTCGGCAACCAATCCATGTGGTGAGCAACCTCTGCCTCCTTTTGGTGCTTGTCTTCTAGGGTCATTCAACCTCGTTAAATATGTAGAAGACGATCAGTTTAACTTTGCTAAGATGAAGGAAGATATTCCTCACATTGTACGGGCTATGGACAATGTTATTGATCGTACTAAATATCCCCTTGAGGAACAGCACAGGGACCATCAGGATAAGCGTCGTATGGGTTTGGGTATCACTGCCCTAGCAAACACCTTCACGCTTCTAGGGATGTCCTACGGCTCTCCAGAGTCCATTAAGCTTACGAAGAAGATCATGCAGACACTGACCCACAGCGCATACGAGGCAAGCTCTGATCTTGCGGTAGAGAAGGGATCGTTCCCTCTGTACGAGGAAGAGGGTTATATGGCTAGTGGTTTTATCTCACGTTTGCCTAAAGACTTGCAGGATAAGATACGAAAGCAGGGTATACGAAACAGCCATCTGACTTCCATAGCACCCACAGGAACCATCAGCTTCTGTGCTGATAACGTGTCCAGTGGTATTGAACCTGTGTTTGCCCATGAGTATGATCGCACAGTTCAGCTACCCGAAGGTCCGATTGTAATGAAGATGAAGGACTATGTGTGGAATATGTTTGAGAAGAAAGGAGAACAGACCAGCGACTTGACGACTGACGATCACCTTAATATTCAGATTGCAGTTCAACCGTTCATTGACAGTGCTTGTTCAAAGACCATCAATGTCGGTGACGCAGTTACGTTTGCTGAGTTTAAGGAAGTGTACCTGAAGGGGTGGAAGGGTAAACTCAAGGGTGTTACAACCTTCCGACTAGCCGGTAAACGCTATGGTATCCTAAACGTCAGCGAGGAGAAGGACACTGACGAGGGTGCTGCTTGCTTTATTGATCCAGAGACGGGACAGAAGGAGTGCGGTTAACTTTTCTGGGACATCCCACGTTTTTTACCTGACGCAGTGACAGACCAGTTTACCCTGCTGGGGCCAGTTTTCTTCTTAGCTTCCATCTTAGATATACGGGAAGCTACAGACTTGGGTCTACAGGCGGGGTAAGCTCGTTTGTCGTTCTTACCACTACGACCACAAGGCTTACCTGTCTTAACATCAACCCACTCTTCACCAAACCATTTACCTAGACCAGATTTAGCCACGTTTCGTACTCCGTTTCTTTACACGGTTATCGGCACCTCTCCAAGTTCCACCCATTCTTTTGTATTCTTTAGCAGCCCAAGCGTTTGCATAGGCAGATGGATATACCTTGAACTTTCGTTTAGCTTTGGCTTTTGCCTGTGACCACTTAGATGGATCGTTGGGTATTGATTTAGATTGTGCCATTATTCTTCCTCTTGTCTGACTAAGGGTTTACCAGCCAACGTGGCAACCTTAGCTTGATTTACCGCTGCAGCTATTCTATCTGCATTTGTAATACCAGCTTTGTAATTAGCAAGAGCTTCTGCTGTTCTGAGGTTTGCTCTACTAGCACTACCAGAGCCAGCCCCTACTTTCCTACCAAAATCTGGAAGTCCCTCAGACATGGCTTCTTCCACTTTCTGCCCGACACCTTCTGCCCTTGGCATACTTCTCTCAACCACACCTTGTTCGCCCTTAGCAATCTTTGCAAGGTCAAACTCAAAAGGAGTTACAGTAGTTATCATACGGCTCTTAGCAAAAGGAGCTTTAATAGCAGTGTCTTTGATGTTTGTTTTACCACCTGTAATTTTATTAAGTTTAGAAAGAGGTATGTTCAGCAGATCGTTTTCATCCGAAACCATTACAATCATTCTACCATTGGGTTTAATAGTAGTAGCGTGGTTTACCCCTCCTAACTCAACGGCATCACTTCTCATACTGCCCATGATTATGGGAGCTTCGTTGTCTTTCAACACACCAGCTTTGTTTCTTATCTTAATAGGAAGCTTTTCGTAAGCAACACCGTCTCTTATTACAATTTTATTTTTCTTTCTAAGCTCTGCTATTTTTGATTTGCTTTTCACAGGCTTCTTCAGATCAGGTGCGTTCTCAAGTGCCTTGAGAAGATTCCTATTGCTTGTGAAAGTACCTCCTTGAAAGACAGAAGCAAGCTGCTCTCTGTTTACACCACCAAACGGGTCTTTTCTTCCCGCCCTTATAGGGTCTATGAGTTTTCCAGATGCTCCTGTAGTTGGATTTCTAAGAGCCATGCGGTAGTTTTTTTCAGGGTTTACATTCCACGCCTTCTTTATTTCCCTGAAAGCTGCATCGGCCTCTCCTTTTGAAAGATCAGTAGACCCTTTTACAAGATCATAATATGATTTAGAACTTAGATCAGAAAAACCTCTAAAGTCTAGCCCATCAAGAGCAGCTAAGAATTTAGGCTGCTGTCTGTCGTACTGTTCGTAATACAACTTGTTAGCGTTTGCCTGACCCATTACTTTTTTAAGGGCTGTTGATCTTTCAGTCTTAAGTTTTCTAATTTCCTCAGTAATTTTATTTTGTTGCTTTCCTGTAAGACCCGGCTGTAAAAGTTTGTCTTCTAGCTTTTCAACTTTTTCTGGAATTTTGTCAGACTTCTTAAGCTCTTGTTGAGCCACTCGTTTAAGATTAACAGGAACCCCTTCTCTCTGGTTTGCTATTGCTTGGGGACTTAACCGTTGTTCTGCTACATTAGCAATTCCCTTAACAGCAGATTCGGACAAACCAAACAGCCCAGCAAGAGGACTTCCATAGAAACCCCTTACATAATTAGGAACATTTTCTAAGCCCTCAAGAGCTTTGTCTTCAAAATACTCACGGGCAGGTCTAGAGGCATCCCCAAGAAATCTTAAGGCTCTAGCAAACGGAACAAAGTTAGTACCTATTGCAGCCGCGTTGAGAACAGAAGGGTCTTTAGCCATTGCTACTGAATCTGCAGTTACGCCTGTAGCAGTACCAACATAAGGTACTGGAGACGTTACAAGAGCAGCCTTGTCCAAAGTAGACATCTCGTTGAACATTCCCTTTGCAGCCTGTCTAGTAAGTAGGCCTCCTATCAGCACATCTACAGCAGGAGGAGAGCTGGTTTGAAGTAGCTCATTCCTGATAGACTCAGCAATTCTATCAAACATTCCCATTATTCAGATGCCCTATCTCTTTCCCGTTGCTCCATAGCTTTCTCAGCGCCACCACCAAACCACATATATGCAAGGTTACCGAAGCCGGGTATAGTTTTTAGAATCTTAGTTGTTTCCGTATCTTCTGAATTTAAGTCAATTACGCCTTTAACAATGTTGTCCAGAAGAGTAAGAGGCGGCGATAAGGTATTAGCAGCAGCCTGTGTTACCTCGCCCCTTTGTAGATATCTTTCTGTAGTGTATTTACTCAGACCGTAGATACTTAGAACAGACCACAACGCTTCATCCGGTAAGTCTTCTACACGGGACAACTCTTGCCCTGACATGATTTTCTTTAACTGGTCAATGCCAACACCAGAAGCACCGAGGTATGCACCAAGCCTAATAGCGGTCATAGCAGCTTTAGCCTTGTTACCTTTTTTGTATTGCTGAACAACATTACGCCGTACAATATCAATCTGTTTAAGCATAAAAGATTTTAACATATACACAAGTTTATAGTTTCCAGCCGTGAGATAGCCGGGAGGAAGCTCAGAGAGAGTAATAGGTTGTAGATCAGCAAGCTCATTGAACAAAAGAAACTTAATATCTTCAGTAACTCTTCCGTTTTTAAGATCGTCTACAACATTGTCCATGTTATCAGGAAAAGTATTCTTCCATTTATCTCTAAAGGCTTGCTCACCTTTACCACGAACTGCTTTTCGGTTAATGCGGTAGGCAGCGTTTATCGAAGTTTCTTTAGCAAGACGATCAACAAATTTAAAACCACTGGCCTTGAACGTAGCTTCCAAAGATTTCGCAAGCAAGCTAGGATCGTTAAACTCTCTGGATATAGTATCGTCCATGACCTGTGAAAGTTTTACTTTCTTAGGAAGCATGAGAGACATGAACGTGTTTGCCGCACCCTTTATTGCTGCTGTTACCGCAAGGTCGCCTAGCTGAACCAAAGCAGAAAGAGGTTTTGCTATTGTATATAGATAACCAGCTTCTTTGACAGTAGCAGCAACCTTACCCAGAGGAGTTTCACCAGCAACAAAACGAGCATTTAGAAGATCAATAGCTTTTTGTTGATTTTGAGAAGACATGGATGCCAACTCTTTTTCAACAAAAGAACCTATTGAACTGTTAAGATCAACAGTTCCATCTTCTTTAAAAGTAAGTTGAAAATCTTTCCCCTTCTTTCCAGCGCCTAGAAATGCATTACGTTCACTGTAATTAACAGCACCACGTATGTAGTTTTCCAAAGCTGCTTCTGGTTCTGCGTAGAAAGGAAGCAAAGAGTTATCGACATCAACACTACGAGTCTTGAGAAAGCGAGGTCCGGGAGTTTCGATTCGTGCGGCGCGTCCTCTAACTACGTTATTGTTGATAGACTCTCTTACAGGAAGTGGAATGTCCGATACTTTAATTTTGTTTTTCGCTGCATAGGCAGCTTGAGCAGCCTTGAAGGGTCCAGCGTGTTTAGGATTTCCAGTATCCAACGCTCTGAAAAGCCCCTCTTTGTCTCTAACAACGCGGGGAAAGTAGTTAGCAAGTCCTCCTTCTTCTTTTAAACCAACAACGGGTTTTAACTCATCAAGAACTTTTCTAACTTCTTTAAAGTTTTCAAACATTGTATCGCTTACTCGCGACATCAACTCTTCTGCCCTAGCAAAGCCGTTAGTTTCTGCATTAGCAAGCTCTCTTGAAATTTCTTTTTTCAAAGGACTATCACCGAGAGCCTTCAGTTCAGCTTGGAAAGGACGAATTCGTGCCATATAGTCTTTTGTTCTGTTAATTGTTTCGTATTCAAACCTGCGAAGTCTGGCAGCTATGGGTTCCGAAATGTTGCTTAACTGTGTAGAAAGAACGCCAAGAAATTTATCTACACCGGGACTGTAGAACCTAGACGCTGCACTATCTTGTGTAATTGCTTTGGACCTAGAGAACTCAGGAACAGCAGCCTCTATCAAGTCTTCAGGCTTCATCTTGTTTCTATCTAGGGAGTTCAAAAGTTTCCTTTCGGATACTCCTGCTTCAGCAGCCAAGCGAGGTATTGATGCAGCAGAGACACTTCCAAAAGGAGATGCTAACTCTTTATTAACAGTGCTTTGAACCTTAGCTATTGTTTTTCTAGCAGCCCTGTCAGCCAACTTCTTTCCAGCAAGACTAGCTCCACCAGCCAACGCGCCGCCAGCAACGGTCATCACCGCCATCTTACCGGGGTCTACCTCACCTGTCTTAGAGTAGTCCTCCAGACCACTGTATGCCGCTCCTAAGCCAGCACCTCCTACAACAGCACCTTTAATTCCCTTGGTAAAAGGTATTAGAAGAGAGGGATCAGTAATATCTCCCGCTATGCTACCTAGTGTACCGCCAACGCTGCTTTTATCTGGAGTAAAGTCATATCCATATTCTTCTAAGAGAAGACGTTCCTTTGCCCTGTACAGCATCTCCCGTCTTTCGGCAGGAGTAGCTTTATCAAAACCTTCGCCATAGTTTTCATTGACATCTCCATCCAACCAGAAATCATAGCCAGTTGCTATAGTAGCTGCGTCCAAAGCATAGCCCATCAGACCATCACTTTTATCATAATGATATTTGAACTGCTCCCATGTAGAGCCGGACCTGTCCTTGATAATTCCCTTGTCTTCAGTGTACCTATCTCCCGGCTCAACGCCCTCCTCTTGCATCCAAGGGTTTACAGCGATATCCTCAGCAGTCAGGGACAAGCCTACTGGAGAAGGCTCCTGATCTTCAGAAAACTTTCGGATAAGATTTCCTTCTTCGTCTATCTCATCTCCCGGCTGAACACGATACTCTTGATACTGAGTAGTGTTTCTTATGTCTTCTAAGGTAATTACATAATTAGCCATTCTTGCTTACCTTGATGGTGGTTTTGTTAGTGGCATGTTTATCCCACCCGTAGAAGTTCTAAAGGAACCTTGAGGCATTGCTGCTGGTTGAGGCGCTCCAATAGTAGGTGGCTGTTTAAAAACTCTCCCCTTTCCTTTAGAAGATGCCTGTGGTCTCATATTTAAAGCAGCAAAGAGAGCATCCTCAAAAGTTCCACCCCCTCTTCTAAACTTATCGCTACTATAAACTTGTTTTACCTTGTTAGCTAAGTTTGTATATTCATCTTTTTTAAGCTTGCTTAACCAACCCTTACCATAAAACTTTTCCGCAGCACTTTTCAAAGCAGAATTTGTAGAAAGACTAGCTCTTACTCTGGCTACTTCAGAAGCAGTAGCCGCTGCTATTTCTTTGGGTAGAGGAACTTCATTTAACTGCTTTTTTAATTTTTGAATGTTAAGCTCCTTAGTTTTGATATCTAAAGGAGCCTTTTGTTTTTTTCGTTCTTCCTCAGAAACTTCTCTAGCTTCTCTTGCTTCAGCCCTTCTCATGGTTCCCATAGATGCTGCTTGCTGAAGAAACTCTCTAGCTTCCTGCATATACCCACGGCGCATAAGTTCGGTATACCCTATTCTTATTTCCTGCTCGGTAATTACGCCCTGCTTTTCCCCTGTTTTTGGATTTGGAGCAGCAAACCCCTGAAGCATTTGCATCATCTCGTTACGATCTTTATCTCGCTTCTGGGCTTGAGCTAACCTAGGGTCTGGAGCAAAGTTTACACCAAACATCCCCGACCCTAGACTCCTTGTTAATCCGCTTATGCTCTCACGCATACCTTGCTGCGCTCGTGCCATAGAAGCAACAATGGGGTCCATGCCAGCACCAGCGTCCCTGATACGTTTGGCTTTTTCAGCCTCCATAAGCATCATCACTTGTGCAGCATTGTTCCTGCTACTAAACAAACCATTTGCCATTTCTTTTTCCTCAATTAAATATTAGTTAATAACCTTAGTACATCCCCTCACCAAATCCTTCAGTACCTGATGAATCGTCCATACCTTCACCAGCGGAATCTGATAAGGAACTTATATCAACACCATAGTCAATGCTAAGAGAAGGACCACCTATACCAGCACTACGGCCCGGTCCAACATTAGATGTCTCAAATCCCATATCTATTTCTCCCGTATCAGGATTAAACGAAGGACTGCTGATGCTAGGTGAACGACCGCCGGGATCAAACGAAGGACTGTGATAATCAGACATAAGACCATAAGGACTTGTGAAGTCAGCCCGTGCGCTATAGGCTCCCTGACCAAACGCTCCCTGTCCTAAAGCGCCTACTCTGCCAAGAGTACCTCTTGCGGGATTAAGACTTAAAGTACCAAAGGCAGGAGACACTGCGTTAGTTGCACCAAAAGCGGCAGGGTTTACACCAAAGTCAGCAAAAGCTATATCTCCAAGGGTACTATAACTTGCAGGGTCTAAGCCAAGGTCATAAGCAGTTGCACCTCTAACATCAAAAGCTGTTTGAAGATCAGCAGTTTGTAAGTCTGCTAGAGCATCTAACACAGAAGAAATTTGATTTGGTTCTGCTCTACCAAAACCTCCTGTTTCGACACTACCTACTTCTGGATCAGCGTCTCTTTCTCTTGCAACATTAGGACCATAAGCCACAACTCCTGATATGGGATCGTAGGATATAGTCTGGTTTCCCGGTTCAAGGTCTAAACTGGGACCACCATAAGCGTTCATTGCCATTCCGCCAAGAGACATAAGACCGGGAGTTGCAAAAGAAAACGCTGATGCTATCGCTGCTCCCAGTTTTTCTAGGTCCGTAAAGTTAGGGCTGTTATAGATGTCTTTAGCAATTGAAGTTACGCTTCCTTTTTGCATCTCCGATACAAAATCAGGAACTTCAAAATCAAACAAACCTTTCTTCTCTG